AGTTCTACCCCACGCCACCGGAAGCGACCCGCGCCCTGCTCTCCGTCGAGCAATTCGACGGTCCAATCTGGGAGCCGGCCTGCGGTCGTGGGCGAATTGTCAACGTGTTGCGCGCAGCAGGCCATACTGTTTGGGCCACCGACTTGGTAAACTATGATTGTCCCCAAAGCGAGTTTGGCATCGATTTCTTAATGGAGCGGCAGACACGAATTGATGTTGAAGCGATCGTAACAAACCCGCCATATAAACTAGCACATGAGTTTGTTGCCAAGGCTTTGGATTTATGTCCGCGCGTGGTCATGCTTATGCGGTTAGCGTTTCTGGAATCAGAACGACGATCCGATATTCTGGATAATGGTCAATTGGCTCGCATTTATGTATTTCGAAAACGATTGCCGATGATGCACCGGGAAGGATGGCAAGGCCGCAAGGCAAATTCAGGAATGGCATTCGCATGGATTGTTTGGGATCGGTTGCATCATGGACCGGCATCGTTGCGTCGAATATCTTGGGAAAAAGAATCCGAATGGGATTCGATGTGGCAAAGGCCATTCGAAAAGCAGGAATTTCTATGACCGATGCGCACTGGTACGCGGCCAAGACCAAAGCCGGACAGGATGGCATCGCCTGCACCAATCTCAGTCGCCAGTCCTTCACGATCTACTACCCGCAGATGGTGATCGAACGCTATCGCCAGGGCCGAATCACCCGTGAGACAGAACCGCTCTTTCCGGGTTATGTGCTGATTTCCTTCCAGCTCGACAACACGCAATGGCGTGCGATCAACAATACCCGTGGTGTCTATAGGCTGTTGTCGTTCAACGAAGATGGTCGACCAAGTCGTATGCCAGATGGTGAAGTCGAGTTGCTTATGAACAAAGAACACAGCGGGAAGCTCTTTATATCTGAAGTACTAAGGCTTAGGCGCGGTGACCTGGTACGAATGAAGTTTGGGCCGTCATTGGACCAGATCGGCGAGGTACTGAGGACTAGAGGACAGCGGGTTGAATTGCTGCTGAACTTGTTGGGACGCCAGCTGAAGTGTATAACCCCATCCCATGCACTAGAGCTTGTGCCACGCAGGGTTCAGCCTGCCCGTGCGGTAGCTATGGCCTGAACCTATGGCGATCAACATCATCAAGCCTCGCATCGCTAGCTTGACCGGCCGCACCGTACCCTTGCCATCCAAGACAGTCAGTCCGCACTACCTCAGCCACGAGCACCAACACTGGTCCGACCAAGTGAGGCAACGGGCCAACTACATCTGCGAGCAGTGTGGACGCAGTGAAGTGCGCATGTTCGCTGATCATGTCGTGGAGCTGCAGGATGGTGGCCAACCGTATGATATCAACAACGGACAGTGCCTATGTGGTGCATGCCATACACGAAAGACGGTAGGCGAAAGAGCAAGGCGACTGTAACTTATGCCGAGTTGAAGCAATACTGGCAGGCAAGGAGTGAGTATGCTCATCACTGTCGTATGCAAGGCGAAACATATAAGCAAATCGGTCAACGCCTTGGTATCTCAGCCAATCAGGCTCGTCATCGAACTCAAGTTGGTTTCTTACGTGCGAAGGTCGTGATCGAATGACGGGGGGGCCCGATCAACTAATTTTGTCGAAACGCTATGACCGCCATGGTGCTCATTCGCGCTTTTTTTAATTGCAGAAGTCCGCGTAAAATCTACACTTTGCCATAGGTAGGAAGAAATGCCGTTTCCGCAATACAAAGTCACCAGGGCCAAGCGCAAGAAAGTCTGTATGCTGGTTGCCGCCGGCATGGGCGAGCGTCAGATCGCCAAGGTGATGAAAACCACGCAGGTTACGCTGGCCAAACATTTCCAGGAAGAACTGCAGGACGGCCGGGCGTTATTCCGCGCTGAGATACTGGAGCAGTTAAAGTCAGCGGCCGATGCCGGCAACGTCAGCGCCATGAAACACCTGGATAGCCGCACGGCTGATCCCACTGGTGCGGCGGTGACTTATCAGGGCAAGAAGATCGAGCGCGCCCGCGCGGCCGAGGAGGTCATGGCTGGCGGTTCGGACTGGGGCGATGATCTGGCGCCGATCGTGGTGCCGCAGCGGACCAATTGAGCGGCGGCTGGGATACATCCTGCCCCGATTGGGCCGACCGCATTCTGAGCGGGCGCAGTCTGGTCCCGCCGCTGCCGTTATACCCCAATGAGGTCAAGCACGGGCTGAGTGCATTCAAGCGCTTGCGTCTGCCCGACGTGATCGGCACGCCGCGGTTCGGCGATGCGATGCGGCCGTGGGTATTCGACATCGTCGCGGCACTCTTTGGCTCTTACGATGTCGAAACCCATACCCGCGCCATCCAGGAATATTTCCTGTTGGTGCCGAAGAAAAACGGCAAGTCGACCATCGCGGCGGCGATGATGGTGGCGGCGATCTGCCGTAACCGGCGGCCGGATGCGGAGTTCACCTTTCTGGCGCCGACCATCGAAGTGGCGGGGATCTCGTTTCGCCAGGCGCGATCGATGGTCAAGCTCGATGCGACATTGTCGACGGTGTTTCATATTCAGGACAACATCAGGCGCATCACTCACATCAAGCACGGCTCGTTTTTGCAGATCAAGGCCGCCGATGTCGATGTGGTGACCGGCGGCAAGCCGTTGGGCGCGCTGATTGACGAGACCCACGTATTTGCCACCAAGTCGCATGCCGCCGATATTTTTCTTGAGATCCGTGGCGCATTGGCAGCAAGACCGGACGGATTTCTCATCCAGATTACCACGCAGAGCAAGGCACCACCGGCAGGAGTGTTCAAGAGCGAGCTGCAACGAGCACGCGACGTCAGGGACGGCAAGCTCACGCTTCCCAAACCACTCCTGCCGGTGCTGTATGAATTGCCGCATGAACTGGCCGAGAATAACGGCTGGAAGAATCCGCTATATTGGGAAAGGGTCAATCCTAACCTCGGACGCAGCGTAGACGCTGATTTTCTGCGCTCGCAACTGATCGATGCTGAACGCAAGGGTCAGGCCGATCTGGCGCTGTTTGCCAGCCAACATTTCAATGTCGAGATCGGCACCGCCTTGCGCTCCGATCATTGGGCCGGTGCAGAATATTGGCAGCAGCAGGCTTATGCGGGATTGAGTTTTGATCACGTGTTGAAGCGATCCGAGACCATCGTGGTCGGTATTGATGGTGGCGGATTGGATGACCTGTTCGGGCTGGCGGTGCTGGGCCGCGACCGCGAGACCAAAAATTGGCTGTGCTGGTCGCATGCCTGGTGTCATATCGGCGTGTTGCAGCGGCGGCAGGTCATCGCCAGCACCTTGCGGGACTTCGCCCATGCCGGCGAGCTGACGATTGTCACTGACAAGCTGGAGGACATCAGCGCCATGACGTCGCTGATTAAGCGCATCCAGGATGCCAACATTCTGTCTGCAGTGTCAGTCGATCCGGCCGGCATCGGGCAGTTCGTCGAGGCGATGAACAAGATCGACATCACGCCGGAAAACAAGAAGCTGCTCGGCGCACCGCAAGGCTACGGCATGATGATGGCCATCAAGACCGCCGAGCGCAAACTGGCTGACGGCACGCTGTGGCATTCCGGCTCGGGATTGATGGCATGGGCGGTCGGCAATCTGAAGATCGAGGCCACGGCAACCGCGATCCGCGCCACCAAGCAGAACGCCGGTGACATGAAAATTGACCCGATGATGGCGCTGTTTAATGCGGTAACGGTAATGGCGACCAATCCCAATGCCGCGCCGGATTATCAGATCTATGTCGTTGCATAGGAAGGCCAAGTGATGACTGACATGAACCGCGCCTATTCGATGCTGGACATCAAGAGCATCGACAATGACCAGCGCATAATAGAGGGCATTGCCTCGACTCCCACCGCAGATCGTGTTGGCGACGTGGTGGTGTCAACCGGCGCGAAATTCTCGCTGCCGATGCCGCTGCTATGGCAGCACGACAGCAAATCGCCGATCGGCCGCGTGATCTGGGCCGAACCGCGCGAGGACGGCATCCCGTTCCGCGCCATCATCCCCAAGGTGAGTGAGCCGGGTAAGTTGAAGGATCGACTCGACGAGGCGTGGCAGAGTGTTAAGCACGGTCTAGTGCGCGGCATGTCGATCGGCTTCCAGCCTATCGCCGACAAGATCAAGGCCATCAAAGGCGGATTCCAATATGATGAATGGCTCTGGCTGGAGCTAAGTTGCGTTACCGTGGCAGCGAATCAAGAGGCCTCAATTCACACCATCCGTTCTCTCGATCAGCAGCTGCTGGCCGCGTCAGGCGATGAGGCAGCGCCGATACCACCGACCGCGTCTGGTCAGACTGAAAAACCCCCGCCGCGTCTGGCATCCCGTTCTCTCAAATTGGAGCAATCCATGCCTAGTATGACCAACGCCGAGCGCATGAAAGGGCTCGAAGAAAAACGCGCCGCAGAAATGGCGGCTATCGAATCGATACAGAACAAAGTCACCGAAGAAAACCGCAGCAAGGATGATGCCGAACAAACAGCGTTCGACGATCATGCCGCGACCATCAAGTCGATCGACCGAGAACTAAGCGACTGCCGGATGATCGAAAAAGAATTGATCATCAGAGCCAAGCCAGTCATCCAATCGACTGACGGCGGCCAAGCGGTTGAGATCCATTCGCCGTCAAACGTGTTTCAGGTGGCGGCGCCCAAGCTTGAAGCCGGGATGGGTTTGGTCAAGCAATTGGCCTGCGTACTGCATGCGCAGAAATACAACCGCGATGTGTTT